TGGCGCGGATTTGAGCCTTGATCGAAGAAAGGTCGGCAGTCATTTGTGTGTCTCTCTGTTGGCGAACAGACATAACGTCTGTCTCTCTACATTTTCCATAATATCCTATATGGAGGAGGAGGCAACCATTTTTTTCATTTTGCCTAAATAAAATGTGGATCGCGGTGACCGGCAAGAAACCCATCCACTCTAGCAACCAAGGAGCTACCAGCATATGACTATTTACCTTTATATCAAACAATGTACGCATTGTGAGTTAAAATATTTTGGTAAAACCACCAAAAATCCATATTCGTATAAAGGATCAGGAAAATATTGGTTACGGCATTTAAAAAGTCATGGTGTTAAACCAGAAACTCTAGAAATTTATACTTTTGATAATGAAAATGAGGCAAAAACTTTTGCTCTTATGTTTTCGGAATATAACTGTATTGTCGAATCTAAGTTATGGGCAAACTTAAAACCTGAAAATGCCTTAGATGGATTTACACCAGGAGTCAAACATTCATTTGAAACAAAAGAAAAAATTAGTAAATCTCTTATTGGGCAAGGAGTGGGCAAAGGAAATGGCAAAAAATTATCAAAAGAAGCCAAAGAAAAAATGTCAATTTCACGTAAGGGTAAACCTTCACATAGAAAAGGTAAAAAAGTATCACAAGAACAAAAAGCAAAATTAAGTAAAACTTTACAAAAACACCACTATAGGTCAAAAAAATGGATTATAATATATCCTGATGGAAGTGAATGTGAAATTTTAAGTTTAAATAAATTTTGTAAGGAAAATGATTTAAACCAAGGAAATTTACATAAAACTTCTACAGGAAAACAAAAACATCACAAAGGATTTAAATGTAAACCTGTATAATATTTTTCTAATAGTTCGTCTGCAATGGGTGTCCATTTGTCTGTAGGTTCAATAAAAATGAGTGGGTCATACTCATCGTTAACTACCATAACAATAACCAATTGTTCTGCTTTAATTCCTGTCATTTCTTCCATCATGCGAGCATATAGATTTGTTTGGATAAAGTAATCCCCGATCTGGGTGATATCTTTTAGCTTATTGGATGTCTTGAAATCAATAATGGATAGCTTGCCATCATATGCACCAATACAGTCAACTCTACCGGCAACTTTCAATCTATCGGACCACAGAGCATTCTCCATGGCATATACATCCGTTAGTCTGCCGTCGAGGCCTTTACGGATGGTTTTGAAATGGGCTATATTGACAGGCATTTCACCTTTGAATAGGTTTTCTTCACCAAGGAGCATACGCTCAATCATCCGGTGGACAGCCGTGCCTTTTCTGCCGGCTTGGTCTCTGACCCTATCGGCTTCCTTTTGGCCTACTCTTTTGATCCATTTCTGGAGATATTCTTTTTCAAAAGAACCAAGGACAGTGGTAACAGATGGGTAGATATTACCTTTGGGGGTGGTATAAAAACGCCCAGAGTCAGTTGTTTCTACTTCCAACTCTGGGGTTTCTATTAGCTTCAATGTGTACATTATTTTCCTTAGAGGATGATGTTTAGGTCCTCACACGCAATAATGAAGTCCTTAACGAGTTTTGATCTTACGATATCATTTCTTGTAAATCCGATTGTAGCAAACTGGTCCAATTTGTCAATGACTTTTACAAAAGATTTTAGACCCATTCTTTCTTGCTCTTTGGTTAGGTCGGATTGCTTGAAGTCACCACAGAAGATGATCTTGCAATTCTCGCCAACCCGTGTCATGACGGCATTCAATTCCGCCCCGGACATGTTTTGGATTTCGTCCACAATGACGATGCAATTCTTTAGAGTAATACCGCGGACGAATGAAGTCGTAATGAATTCAATTTGTCCTTTACTTTTCAAAATAGAATATGCATCACCGCGGTTATAGAGTTCGGTACAAATGGCCTGGTAAGGCAACTCATATACTTTTGACTTTTCAGCAACACTACCTGGTAGGAATCCCTGGTCACGGCTTTGGACTGCCGATCTAATAACAACAACTCTTTCATATTCTTCTTCTCTTGCAACGTCAGACAATGCAAGGAAGAAACTAAGGAAGGTCTTACCTGTACCAGCCGAGCCAAGCAACAGAAGATGTTTATCGGAAGCATACTGGTAGAATACTTCTTTTTGATTTTCGGTAATTGGAACGATATTCTTTAGATGGAGACCCTTTGGTTCCGGCTTAGATTGGGTCAATGGTTGAGACTGTTGGTGTCTATTAGGATTCTTTCTGGCAGCCTTTCTTTGTCTTCTGGATAGGAAAGCTTGATTTTCGTCGTCTGCATGTGAGTGTAAGGCCATTGTTGTTTTTCTCCGATGCCTTGTTGCTACGTGATATATTCACTGCACACATCATCAATAGCCAGGATTACTTTGTCTGAATTGTACTCCTGGAAAGGTTATATTTCTCGGTAAGTTTATTACCACCGATGGTGGCACTTTCTGAATGTTTACCTTTAATTCGTCCAAGTAGATCGTTAAAACCGGAGTCTACTTTAAGTCCACCGCCGAGTCCAATGCCACTGTGGAGACCAGGGGCACCGTTTACTTTGCGTTCAATGTGGGGATTATTTTCCAAAAATGTATCTGCTTCGGAGATACCCATAAATTGGATGTACTCTTCATTGGTTTCATGGTTAAAAAACTTGTAATATGGCATGTTAGTCTTTCTTTGGGGCTCTATACATTGCATCTCTTGTGGAGAAATCTTTATTTCGGCCTTTGTTTTCAATAAATCCATGTCGTTTGTAGAAAGATACCAGTCTTGATTTTGTTCCACCAAAACTAGAGTCTGGAGTCAAGTTTATTTGTCTATGGTATTTATCTGCATGTTGAGTTATGGCAGACATTGCCTTTGAACCTAGGCCTTTATTTCTGTGTTCTTTTGGTACAACTATTTTTGATACAGTAAGTGAACCAGGACCATGGCTAATGTGGTGTTCCACACCCAATGAATCCAAATGCTTTCTTAGTTCCGCAAGAGAATCTTCTGATTCCAGAAACACCGAAAACTTTATCATTATTTAATTTCGTTACCAGGAGAACCTAGGCTGATTTTTGTATGCCATTCTCCGCCGATCTTACGTCTATAAAATTTGTGCTTTAGTTCTGGATGTGCCTTCACTTCTGGATCGTCATCAGTAACGTGAGTATCAATCTCATCATCTGGCATTAGTTTCTTGACGGCCTCAGGATGGATAGCAGCCTTCTCTAGGTGACCATCAGGCAAATGGCGCTTCAAGAATTTAAGTGAAGGTCCTGATTGCTCGGCATAGGCTCTGTTGCGTTTTACATCATCAGACATAATAGTGGCAAGATGCTTTTTGCCTTCATCTGATCCGTCTGTAGCAACAGCGACACGTTTGCGGCCACCTTTATCTTTATATAGTGCGGCAGATACGATCTTGCCTTTATGTTTCTTGAGTTTCCACATGGGAATATTCTTAACCATGTCATCGGCATCTTTGAAGCCTGATCCATGGATGCCACCAATGGGCTTATATGCATCTTGAAGTAACTTGAAGACTTCGTGCTTGTGCTTTTCTTTATCGGGATGATCACCAACAAAGTTTAGCCAGTGTTCAGTGATATAATTACTATATGAAAGCATACACAATGTCTCCTATTCTGGAGAGTATTTATGTATTAGTGTGGTTCCTGGTTCATCAGCCGCTTGATTGCATCGATCATAGCAGGATAATTTTCAAACCTATGAGAACCACCAGGAAGCAAATGAAACTCGGCATGATATTCTTGATCCATACCAAGTTGCTCAATAACATCACTACTATTGATGATATTATCACCTTCTTCACAGAGGACAATACGAGGAATACCGTCGTTCAGGTCGATGATATCTTCGGCATGTGCATACTTTTGTACATCACATATTTTCCATTTTTCGCCATCTATTTCCTTACCAACATACTTGGCCAATGTCTTATATGGTCTAAGACTAGGATTTAGGAGAACGGCTTTGCATACGTAATACTTCGAAAAATGCGCCGCCCAGAATGCGCCGAGACTTGTCCCGACAAAAACGATTTCTTCCGAAGGATCAATGTGTCGCAATGCCAGTCTAACTGCATCTATAGCATGTGGAAGCCGAGCGGGGATATATGGGGCTAACACTTGGCCTGGAAACGCGACTTCGAGGGCCTCAACCTTAGGAGAAGGACCTCCGCCACCAAACCCATTAATATAAAATATTTTTGTCATAATTGTACCTTACACGATAACCTCGGAATGGCAACCGTTAATGTGCCTGCCGTGTGAGAAAATTCCGCCGGATTGTTTTTGGATTAAAAAACCTACGGACAACATCAATGGCAATTTTTTCATCATATGGCTTGCATGAAAAAATATCAATATAACCTTCTCGTGTATTATCACAAAAATGACATACGATATTTGAAGTCTCAATAAGTTGGATAATAGTCCAACCAGCAAGATGGTCTTCGTTGTGACCAAAATGGATGATCTGGGGATCACCATATGCTACCATGTCGATCTCACGGACAAGTGTTTCGGCAAAGTCCTTGAGTGTTTCTGGGTCAGTGATTGCTTGAATATCGCATTCGGCGCAGTCTAAGAGTAGATGCCATCCCCAGTATCTTTCAGTTTCGTTNGNCATCAAACCTTCTTTCGTTNTATGTAAGTGNCTACGGCTTCCATACGTGATTTATATTCATCAAAAGTCTTAGGCATCTTTTAACGCATTCTTGACATTTGTTAAAATATTATGTAGAGATATATTTTTACTTCCAAGAGCTTTGTTTGCTTCTACAGCCAAATTTAAATTATCCAATGCTTCTTGCAATTTTTCCCGAAGAAAATGATTTTCTCTGTTTGCCTCTTCAATTTGTACAAGAAGATTTTTTCTTTCTGCTCGTTCTGCCTCAATTTTAGAAAATTCGACTGTTAATTTTTCTACAATTTCATTTAAAACCTGTGGAATTTCTTTGTTCCATTTAATATATTCTTTATTCATTTTAATCTTCGTCCTCATCATTTTCTAGTAAAGCAGTAATATCCATACTTCTCAGGGCATTCTTAAGTCGTTTTTCTCGCTTATGTCGAAGTGGTTCTTCAGGATCAACGTCATATTCTTTATATTCAACATAGTCGCGAGCGTCGCGGTGTCTAGACTTTCCCATAGGTAGTTAATATCCTTACTTTCTATTTGCTTCAATTTCAGCCTGGCGGGTGTACCACGCGGCTACTTTTGCTTGGTTGGTTGAGTTTGCTTTAGGTGGTTTAGAACCATGTGGAACGGAGACAGTAGCCGCCTTTTTAATTTCTGTAGTCTCAGCTGGACTTTCAGCTTGAAATGGACGAGGCGGCAACAAGTCTGGGAATGTCTTACGGACCAGATCCTCTGTAATATTTTCATAAGGCATTTTACGGTCTTTCATCGCAATGAGCAATTCAGCATCATCAGGATCAAGCACTTCTAGAAGTTCAATGAATAATTGTTCCTTGCGTGTGCGTTTTGCGTTTGTCTCAGGAAGAAAAATATACATCTTTCTAATTTCACGATAAAGTGAACCTTGCAAGTCTTGACTTTTTTTCGCGGGAGTATAAGGTGGAGTACCAATAGGAAGATCCAAGATTTGATCTTCTGCCCAAAATCCACGCAAAATTTTCAACATTGTTGCGTTTGGCCAATGTCCGGCCAATACATCTTGTCTTTCTTGTTCGGTTGCCTTTTCATTGACGCCCTTTAAAATTTCGGCAACACCGGGTAGTTTTGTCATATTTTAATCCTTAAAAATCACCAATATCAGTAAGTAGGTGCTTGAGTTTGAATTGGACGAAATAGTTGAACAACTTCTCCCGTCCTTTGTTTGCTTGTTCATTATATATAGAAACAACAGCCTGTTGAATTTCTCCAGGAATAAAATCAAAATCAATAAGCTGTTGGTTGCGCTTATAGTTTCTGAGCATATATGAATTACAAAAAATTTCAGGTTCTTGAGATAACCAAGAAACCAATTTTTTTGCCGTTACAGATTTTTGTCGAGTTCCGACAACGAGACAATTGTCTTCTGATAGAAAATTGGGTACACCATCGCCAGTATCACCCCTAAGAATGTGTTCTTTTAGGAATTCTATTGGTGCATTGCATTGTATAAACTTCTTGCGGGTGGGATCATACTGTTGGACAAATGGATACTTCTGGAGTTGCTGGAAGTCTTTGTCGCCCGAGATAATTAGAATCCTTTGGTCTTGGTTCTCTTTGACAAGTGTGGCAATAATATCGTCTGCCTCTACACCGTCGATCTGTATCACCCGATAAGGGAAGTATTCTTTTAACTCATCGCGAATCTTACCAAGACTTTCGAAGATCATGGTCCAGTTTAGTTCAGATTCATCCCGTGTCTTTTTGCGGTTGGCCTTGTAGAAAGGAAATACATCTTTGCGCCATGAATGTCGACCATCACAAGCAATAACAAATTCACCATATTCATCCGCAAATTTTCGTTTGGTGGCACGGACGCTATTTAATACCATATGGCGGAGAAGGTTCTCATCAATTTCTGCATTGTGATGGTTGCCAATTTGAACCATCAAAGTTGAGATCATGACTTGTGAGAGGTCAAGGATAATCATTACTTGCGGTTCCTAGGGCTATTGAGGTCTTCTAGACCAAATTTGTGTATATCATAAACTAAACTATACAGGCCGAATACGAGCCAGCATCCAAACACAACAACAAAAACGTCAATGAGAGAATCGCGGAACCATTGGACATTCATGAGTGTCCAGATGAATACAATAGGAATTATAATAGTAGAAATAGTCTTTAGGTGTAGAACAAAATTACTCTTCATCATCCATATCCAAATTTGATACCGGCAGTTTCTCTTCGGGGATATCGTCAAGGTCGATCACATCATCCACAAATTCTTGGACTGGGTGATTGATACCTTGGCTACGCATTAGCATTGACTTAATCGCCTCGGAGACCATTACCGCGTCACGGACATTCGCCGGACTCTCTAACATACTATAACCGGCAATTTGACATTTGGCAAGCACAAATCCCATAATTTCGTCGGCAGTCAATTCTGCGTAATATGCTCGGGCAGTTTCGGCTTCTTCTACGGCCTTTTCAATATTCGTAATATGAGATAGATCACCCCACACGTTTGTTTTTGGAAATTGAATTACGTTCATAGAATTGCTAACAGACGTGTTTGACATTACTTATCCACTCTCAAGAGAATTGCATCTTCGGTCGTTCGACCCGTAAACATAGGAACAATAGTAGCTTTCAGGGTATTTAGAGATTTGGTTTTGGACATTCTATCCAACTGAAGTTTTGTTGAAGTAAGAATAAGTTTACATGCATCGGCTGGCTTTCTTACTCGGAGTCGGAAAGACCTATCAGGATCATATCCAATGATAGTTGTTCCTTTGACCATGAATCCAGTATCGGAGACATAAAATGTAATATGCTTATATCTGGGATTAAAAACCCACAAAGTATATGCACCAATGATTTCCAACGGATCAATTGACGTAACTTTATAATCTGCATTTTCTTTTGCGTAATTAAATTTTGATACCAATTGTGTAGGAGATCTAATCTTTCTCTTGCGAGGAGAGCGAGTTACTTTAACCGAAACTTGTAAGGATTTTGCTGCTTCTACTATTTTTTCGATAAAAGCAACCATTTTTTTTGCTTCAATTTTAGTCATATGTGAAAGTACGCCGGCATTTTTATATTCATCAATAATACGAGAATAATAAGAAATAATTTTGTTGGCTTGTACAGGTTTGATCGATTGTGATTTTAGTAATGATTGAGGATCAATATCAAAATTTCGATTGTCGATAGCAAAATCGAAATCTGCAATAATATTGTTTGTTCTTTCTTGCATCTTAGATTGTACCGAAGGTGTCATTTTGACAACAGTAACATTTTTTGATTCTGTGGTTTTAGAAATGAGATCATCGATTTGAGTTTTGATCTTAATTCGCAGTCTTTCTTCCAATGCCGGTGTATTCATATCTAATCTTGATAGAGACATAGTTGTAAAAGAAAATAGACGGGGCTCAATTTTTTTGAGTGTATCTATAGCTTTCGGTGTATATCCGGCATTTTCAGCCCATTCAATAATCCAATTCATACCTTCTGTATGATCATACATATAGTTATACCAATTTAGAGCCAAAATCAAATCTGACTGACTATAGATCATGGGCAATTCTGGCTCTGCTCCCATGAATTTATCGCCGGCTAGCTTCGCTCCACGACGGCTCATAGTCTTTTTCTTGGCTGGTCTAGCCATCACAGTTCATCCTTGTACAAGTTAAAAAGGCGTTCTTCTTCTTTCATTAAAGCACGCTCCATTTTTCCGACCAAATCAGAAAGTTGATCCGAATTAATTTCATAATAATAATTAAAAATGCCTGAATATTTTTGTACAATATAAGCTTGAGTCAATCCATTAAATTGATTGAATAGCTCATGTAGTTTTTTACGTAACGGATCATTTTTAATTGCATTTTCGTACAATTCTTCTTCTGTCATTATTTGGATTCCGATAAAACTGTGTTTGCATAATCCAAATAATCGATTTCTTCCGGATGCAAAACCTCACCTTGACGTTGGCGAGAGAGCAAATTGCAATAGGTTTCTTCGACTTTTTTTGTTCCGTCCTTGAGGGGATCAGGGAATGAAAAAATTACAAAATCTACCATGGCACATACTCCTTTTTTGGACCATATCCTATTATGTATCAGGTAAGAAAGGATGTCAACCCTCTTTTTTCATTTTTTTTATATAAATAGGATGTAGGTCGCGGTGACACCCCTGAAACCCACCTACTCTAGTTCTCATACAAGGAGCCCAGCATGTTTATTTATTACGTCTATGCCTATCTAAGAAAAGATGGTTCACCTTACTATATTGGTAAAGGTAAGGAAAAACGAGCATTCAAGGGAATGCATTCAGTCTCAATACCAAAATTAGATAGAATAGTAATAATGGAATCCAACCTTAGTGAATTGGGTGCGTTGGCTTTAGAGAGGTTCTACATTCGATGGTATGGACGTAAGGATAATGGCACAGGCATACTTAGAAATCTAACCGATGGTGGCGAAGGACATACAGGCATAGTTAGATCACAAAAATGGAAAGATAATCAAAGGGAAAAAATGACAGGAAGAAAACACACAGAAGAAACAAAACAAAAAATGTCAAAGTTTGATAAATCTTATATGAAAACCAAAAGCTATAGAATAAAATTGAGTGAATCCAAGATCGGCAAAACTTTACCTCCTAAAGTAGGTAAAAAAGTTTTAACTCCATTAGGTGTATTCATTAGTTTAAATGCAGCAGCAAAGGCACACAATACTTCACATCAATCAATTAAATATAAAGCAGAATCTCCTAATAATTTTGAATATTTTTACGTTTAGGCTTTGATAAAACATGATAACCACTAATTCTACATTGAACGTGTTCATTCCAATAATTATCAGAAAGTATCGCATCGGTTTCAAAAATTAATTTTGATTCATAATAGGAAGCGGAGGAACGGTTAGGACAGAGCATAACAATTTCCCGCGTAAACTGTTCTACTCCATATTCAGAGATAGCCTTGGCAAGAACCGGAGACGATCCATAATAGTTTTTCCAGTCGGACGGCTTTCGGATTTTCTTTCGCTTACCTTTGACCGTTTTATAGCCAGCCATAGAGAAAAATTTTCGACCTATATATTTTTTACCTGAGGGTACATGAGTGATGACATAAACAAAACCATAATTTTCACCAATCATTTCTTCAGTAAATACTTCGCCTTTATAAATCCACATAAAAATACCCTCCATTTGGAGGGTACTTAGTGTTTATTCATCGTCCCAATCAACGATATCTTCTTCGATGGAACTATCATTTTCTTCTAGATTGCCTCCACAATAAGGACAAAAAGAAGGTTCAATATATGCATATGAATTACCTGGAATTAAATCATATTCTGCATCACAATATCCACATACATGAGAATTATTTACTGATTTAGCCATTATTTTACCTTATTCTACTATAGTATGTTTTGGTTTTATGTGCTTTTTTCCGGCACCAACTTTTTTATTTAGTTCCAGATTTTTTCGCAAAATTTTGTCCCAGAGAATCGATTCTGCTTCTTTATCTTTGTTTGACAATGCAACAAAATATTTTTTAATGAGATCATTCCATTTCATTTGATTCTCCTAATGCAAAAGATTGTAGTTCTTGTATTGCACGATTTAAGGCTTGGATTTCTACACCCATGTCGTGTATTCCATGTGCATCTTTATTTTGTAGAAAAACTTTAGCCATAGACCAACAAATTTCTTCTCTTGCTTTTAGTGCTTCTATATTTTTTTGTACATGTGTTTTGGTCAAAGTAAAAATCCTTTAAATGTATTTGAATCCATATCCTGCTTGACGCCACCAGAAACATAACTTGTAATTTCCGATTCTTGCGGAGCAACTTGTACTTCCGCGCCTCCGATCCATTTTTGTGTCCAAGGCAGAGGATTAGTTCCGGATTTATATATAGAAGGAGAGCCAATTGCAGTCATTCGCTTTGCTGCAATCCATTCAACATATTCACTTAATAGTTTTTCGTTTAAACCAATCATCGATCCATCCTGGAACAAATATTTGGCCCAAGCCTTCTCTTGTTCTACTACACAACGGAACATTTCTAGTACTTCACCCTCACATTCCTTTTTGATTTTCTCAAAATCTGGATCATCCTTGGGCAGAAGTTTGATCATTTGCTGGGTGGATGCCAGGTGGACATTCTCGTCCCGTGCGATAAGCTTGATGATTTTGGCATTGCCTTCCATTTGTTTTA